ACCCTTTCCTGATGCTGTATCATGGAAATTATTTACTTTGATAATATCAGTTCTATTCAATGATGTAGGTTTATCTAAACCAATCATGGACGAAACTGCTGTTGCCATGGCAGCAGAAGCTCCTGAAACTAAACTATGTTTAAGGACGCTGTATGCACCTCTAGCAACTTTCTTAGAACCAATTAATGATGATTTTTTATAACCGCTTGAAATGTATTCATCTGCAATAGATTGATGTTCAGTCTTATCGTGAACTTCCTTTAATTCTGATTGTGGTATGTACAATTCGGAATCAATAAATTGGTAAGTAACTACGATATCTGCATCATCAATAGTGGACGCTGTACTAAACAACGGGTTTAATACCATTATTTTAACATTCCACATAGCATCAGCATTTGCGCCACTGGTTAAAATGGCTCTTTGTTCCGATATAAAAGGTAAATCGAATGTTACTGCTTCTGATGCTGCGGCTGAGACCAACACGTGTGGATACACGCTAGCCTTCCCCACGTCCGTTGGGGCAGCTACATTATCAATATCTGCTCGTGGATTGGCAAACACCATCACTCTTCCATATAAGTACTTGTTTGCCGTTACGCGAAAAGTCAATCGTACACCGGCTCTAAAAAATTTAAAACCAGCTACTTTATTGGCTATAAAAGACTGAGTCAAAAGTTTTGCCGGAAAATTCGCATCCCATAGAACAGTGTCTTTGGCATTAACTACTCCCCAGTCAACTTTCTCTTCATATTCTCGATTAATAACATTGGACATTATAAATGATTCCATGTTGAAACTTCTATGTGGAATTTGATAAACTTGATCAGCTACAGCCGATCCAGACACAGCTTCCACGTCATCGTAAGTACCCAATTGTACTTTTTGTGCCGGAGTTAATTCTGCTATTTGGCGCGCTCTTTCACTCTCATTTCCGACATTGAGCGGCGCTTGTTCAGAATCTTGTTCAGTTACAGGTAAAAACGCTACAAAAGATTTAGCCTTCCCAGGACTATTCACTATTCGATATAGG